ATCTTGAGGCCGAGGAGCTTGAGCCCTTGCGTTCTGTCTTCGATCCACTCTTGTCGGCTTTGGGTGTCTTCTCTAATTCCACGAAGCAGCTCCTCAGATATTCTGGACAGCTCATCTTCAGTGATTTCGTCGACCAGATTGTCAAACCAACTGCCCTTCTTGCGTTCGCCGGCTTCGCCCAACGGACGCCCATCAAGGCTAACCGTCACGGATCCATCGTCGTGAACAATCTTGAGGATTGCGCCGTTCTGGTCGATCTCAGGCATATCTCCGCCTTCATCGGCCATTTCGACGATAATATCGGCGCCTTCAGGCTGATCGGGATCTTCCGGCGCAGCTTGGCGGATGTTCGGCATAAGGCCTGGCGTTAATGGCATGGCGGTCGTCCCAAATCAAAGAAGCCTGAAAATAGCACAATTCAGGCAGGATACAACGGAGCAGGTTCTTTTGTAGGCATACGCTTGATTTCATCGAGCTCAGATTGACGCTCCGCAGCCCGTTGCAACATTCCCAAGTCACGCAGATGACGAAGCGCCTGACTGACCGTATCGACCAAATCATCGTGCTTGCCCTTCGGAAATACGCTGACTTGCTGAATTACCATGTCGGCCCACACTTTGTCCGGCGCATAAATCATGCCTTCGTCAAACAGATGTTGGACGGAATAAAGCCGAGCCATCTTGTCAAGGCGACCCACCGGCTGAAGCTGAACCGCAAAATTCTCATGGCCGTAAAGGCGGCGCAGCTCTTGGCTGACCGAGATCCCCGCCGCTGTCGATTCGATCAAAAGCTTGTCAACCTTCCGCAGCCGGCAGGTCGCCGCCACCTTCTTGACCAGCTCATGGATCGGCAGCTTCTCTTGCCATGCGTCGATCAGCATCACCTTTGGCAGCATCTCGCCATAGGTGCGCTCGATCTGGATCGTCTTTCCATCAGCGCCAAACAGCTTGTTGCCTTGACTGACCGAATCAAAGCTAAAGATCCCCCACACCGTCAAAGCCGAGTAATCGCCTTCGGACTTTTCCGTGTACGCCGTATCGAGCGAGGCTAGAATATAGTCAAACTCAGGGAATTGCGTATCGGTGTCATCCCATTTGAGCCACGACTCGTTGCGGATAATACCGCCACCGCGAGGCGCCGGCTCTTGCTGCATCTGTCCGGCGAAAGCATATTCGCCCATGATCTTACGGTCGCGATCCACCACATCCTGCGGGAACCGATCAGGAAATAGCAATTGTCCGGCTTCCGTTCGAATGTCCGTATAGCCCAGTTTGGTCGGATAATCGCGCAGCGGATCGTACAACATCGGCAGCATGATGTGATCATAGCCGAGCTGACGGTCAAGGATCTCGCCGCTGATATCACCTTGATGGAGGCGCTGCATCACGACGATGATCGAGCTTCGGTCTGGATTGTTGACGCGGGTCGGGACGGCTTCGAGGAACCATTCGACGGTCGTTTGCCGCTGTTGTTCGGAGTTCGCGCCTTCGACGCTGTGCGCGTCGTCGATGATGACGAAATCGGCACGGGCGCCGGTAATCGAGCCGGCAGATGTCGCTTGCCGCCAGCCTGTGGCCGTGTTTTCAAACTTGGTTTTTTGGTTTTGGTCCGCCGTTAGCTTAACGTGAGGCCAACGCTCTTGGTACCATTCGGACGTGATCAGGCGCCGCATACGCATATTATCACGAACGGCAAGCTCTTGACTGTGCGAGGCGCAGAGGAAGCGCGTCGACGGCATATTGCACGGACCCCAAACCCACGCCGGCATAAAGACGCCAATAAGAAGCGACTTCATCGTGCCTGGCGGTACGTTCACCAGCAGACGATTGTATGGCTTGCCGTCGATTTCTTGGCCGTCAACCATCGCTTCCAGATGTTCGGCGATGAAATCAATATGCCAGCCGTGTGTGTAAGGTTGTCCTGGCTCGACCTGATCCCACGACATCTTGACAAACGTCGCCAACGACGCTTCGCATTCAATGCGGTCGCTTTCCAGAAGCTCCGCCTCAATATCAATGAAAACGCCGCCGCCAAGGTCGAGCAGCATTATTTAGTCGCCACTTTGGCCGCAAGAAGCGCCTGACGGACTGTTTCCCGCTGATCGGGATCTAACTCACGCCAATCGACCTTTGACGTCGCTTCGGTCTTGATCGCGCCGCCGTCAGCGCCGGTCAACTCGGTCAACGTCCGATCCCCGTACTTTTTCGGGGCCATCTTTGAAGCCGCCCACTTTCGGGCATCCATCTGCAAGCGTGCGATGTTGGCGTCGGTTGCTGTATCCGCGATGGTCACGATCTGAGCCGCAAAAAGATCCGCCTGTTTCTCGCGTGCGCGTGCGTATCGCTCCGCAAAAGTAGGGTATTTTTCTAACCACGTATAAACCGCAGTCTTCCCTGGCATTCCTTCCATTTCCGTAATTTGATGCAAAGCATGACCATCCGCAATTAAATTGCAGATTTTTTCGACAATTTGCTCAGAATAGGTCGAAGAACCGTGTATTTTGTCGGTTTTTGCAGTTTTAGTCATAAAACCCCTCATAAACCGCCGAGACGACGATAATCGCCTCGACGGATAGCATAAATTGCGGATTAATCAAAGTCCGGCTTATGAGATGGTGCTAATTTGGCGTTACGCAAGGCGGCTTGGCCGAGCGGAGTATCGGCAAGCATACCGAGAGCGTGCAGATAAGTATCCATAATCGCTTGCTCTGCTTGGCGTTCGGCATCGGACTTTTTACGGGATGCGATGACTTTGCGGAGGATCTTGACGTCAAAGCCGGATGATTTGGCTTCAGCATAAACTTCGGTAATGGCTTCGGCAGCAGCCGCTTTTTCCTGTTCCAAATTCTCAATACGTTCGACGATAGCTTGTAGTTGATTGTTAGACATAAGTATTTCCTTCGTTTTTATGGCACGATTGCCGCAATTACATTAGCACAAAAATAATTTTAAAAAAGTGCATTTTTTTCTGTTTTATGTGTTGACACTGTGCAGAACCTGCACTATCTTATTTTTGTAAGGTTGATTTAAAACAAACATAAGGAGATTGAGAAATGGCTAGAATAACCCTCGCAACCGTTAAGAGCTTTATGAAAAAGAATGAAGGCAAGCTTTTCGTTAAGGCCAAATCAAGCTTTGACGGTATGGTTGACTGTGTGATGCCAATTGAAGGATCAAGCTTTAAGCAAGCCCAACCTGCTTACAATCCCTGCAAAAACAATTTCGGGCTTCAAGGCGTTTGGTTTGTGTTTGGTGGCGATTCCTGCACGGCTTACGAAGACGACCAGTTTGTCGGTTTCAATGTCTACAACTGCTGCGGCGAATTTAACATTGCCATTGAAAAAGCAGCTTAACGGGGCTTCGGCCCCGCCCTTTTTACCCTATGGAGATTGATATGTACCGCATTGGTGCAAACTTCAAAGACGAACAGGCCGCTCAAAAATGGGCAAAAGATAAAGCAAAATACAACTCCAAAATTGAAAAAATTGTTGGCGGATGGCGCGTCACTTGGAACATTAGACCACTTAAAAATGAAAAATAAGGAGATTGATAATGACATTACAGGAAGCAGCAAAAATTATTGGCTACAATGGCGGTAACCGTTTGTTCATTAAAAACATGGTAAAGGCGCTCAATATATGCGCTTGGCAAAATACCGCAGAACAATGGCAACGCCTTGAGGCAGGAGAAAAGATATTGGACAATTGGTCGGCCTACCTGACTGAATGCCAAGCATACCGTAACCGCAAAATTACGGAATAAAGCTAGGGGCTCCGGCCCCTAAATTATTTTGCATTTTTTTCACTTTTTTTATTTTATGCTATTGACTATTGCAGAAACTGCACTATATTTGATTTGTAAGGTTGATTTGATTGATAAGGAAATTGAGATGGCAATGCAGATTGAACAGTTTGTTGGGCGGCCTATCAACGAGAAGAACGATTGTGCCGTTCGGGCTTTCACCGTCGTAAGCGGCCTTTCTTACATGGAAGTTTGGTCTCTTTTCAAAATGGCAGGAAGGCAACCACGGAAGGGATCGTCGATAGCCGTTATGAACGCGGTTGCTGAAAAAATTGGTCTGGAGTTCAACAGAGCCAAAACCAATCCAACCCTTAAGCAATTCCAACAAATGATCGGCAGTGACCCAGTTGTCGCCGTCAAGAGAGGACACGCTTTCGGCTTCAAAGCAGGTGAGACCTTGGACGTCGGCCCGCCAGTCGGGAACAGAACGCGGATCTGGTGCTACTACACCAAGGTCGCCCCAAAGATCGAATATCAATGCAACCCCAAAGGACAATACATCCTTCCACTTTAAGGAGATCGATAGATGACTACAGAAGAAGCAGCCAAAATTTCCGCCCTGATCAATTCAATTATCGTTTGGGGCGGCATGGCGGAAAGGATGGTAGCGGCAGACAATATCATCCTCGACCGTTTCGACCGAGCTGTTAGATGCCACAACCAAGCAGCCGACGAATTAATCCGCATGGGAATTAAAGTAGAAAAGTTTACCACCCTTTACATGGAGCAGGACAATGCAAAAATTAACGCTTGAAGAAATGGCTTTCGAAGCTCTTGAAATAGCAGCCAACCTTGTTTGTTTAGGACTATTCCTAGCCATGATCTTGGCCTTCAGTGTCGGCATCCAAAAGTAGTTGACACTGAGAAAAACCTTCACTAAGAAATAACTGCACAACAACTTATGGAGATTGATAATGTCTAACATCGCAAACTTAGTCGACGAATACGAAGCAGCCAAAGCAATCCTCGCAGACCAAACCGCAATTGTTGAAAAGCTCAAGGAACAGATCTTGGAAACCAATCTGGACATTCTGATCGGAACTAATGTCTACCTTGAGATCGACCTTCGGGAACGGAAAAACTTCAACAACAAGCTTGCCAAGAAGTTCCTGACCGATGACCAGATCAAGCTTTGCACCGAGAAGTCGACGGTTTACACAAACATTTCGATGGACGCTTTGTCCAAGCTCAAGAAGGCAGCTTAACCATTACCCAACTTAACGGGAGCCCTAGTGGCTCCCACTTTTTAAAGGTGACTTATGACTAAATTACTGGACGAT